AATTCTTCAACAAATTCTTCAACAAATTCTTCAACAATTTCTTCAAATTTTGAAATGGATAATTTAAGCATGCAAGCCCAAGCAGAGTATAATATTGTTGAAGATGATGTTGAAGATGATGTTGAAGATGATGTTGAAGATGATGTTGAAGATGATGTTGAAGATGATGTTGAAGATGATATTGCCGACGATGATATTGAAGGTTCTGAATCAGGTAGTGATGAATGTAATAATATAATTGAAGAAGATGTTGAAAACAAAGAAGAAGAAGTTGAAAACAAAGAAGAAGAAAATGTTGAAAACGAAGACGATATTGACACCGAAGTTGACAACGAAGAAGAAGAAGAAAATGTTGAAAACAACTATGATGAGGAAGATATTGAATATGACGATTCTTTGGTTTCTGAGAATGTGGGGTCGGATAACATAATTAAGAATCTCGAAAACGAATTGAAGATTATTTCACTTAGGAATATTATTTATAAAAAGGAACTCAGAACAATTGAAATGATTAATGATGTTTTTAAAGTTAATTATTTATCTTTGTTTAAGACAACATTGTTTTACTCGGATAATATTGAATTCTTTAAAAAAGAGGCAAAAAAACGCCAGATAGATCAAGATAATAAAAATGTTATATTTAGTATTGGGTTGATCGCATTTTCTATATTTAGCGGATATATAGGAATTATGTTAAGCTCAAAGTATAATAACGTAGAAACCAAATATTGTTAAAAAAAAATTTTAAAAAATAAAAAAAAAAGTTTGTAAAATTTGTAAAATTTGTAAAATAGAGAATTAAAATTCGTTCCGAATTTAAATTAATTTCGTAAGAAATTAATTCTCTTTTTTAAATATTTTAAATTTCGTAAGAAATTCATTCTGAAATTAATTTAATTTCGTAAGAAATTAAATATCTGAAGGATTAGTATAGCGAAATGGTGTTGCCCCAGCGGTACACCAAGGAAGATTATTTTGACGATGTTAGTGAAATCACCGAAAGTGGTTTAACATTATTATCACCAGCCGTACTATTAGATTTATTAAACCATACTGAGTTTTTATTAAAAGGGGTTGAGAATAATAAAATTTATATTACAAAAGCTTTAAAAAATGAGATTAAAATGGATAATAAAAAATTAAATAGGGATTTAAATAAAATTAAAAAAAAGAACAGAAGTTTGAAATTCGGTAATTCAAATCAACAACAAAATTATTATGAATTTTCTAGGTCAAAACCAAGATTATCCGATTACGAAAATATTGATTAATTACTTTTTTGAATTTTTTGAATTTTGTTGTTTTCTTAAACCTTTAGGAAGTTGTCTAAACCCTTTTCTAGGAGGCTCCGACTCTTCTGAACTACTAGAGCTAGAATCTGAATATTCGCTCTCGGATTCGGAATAACCATAATCTAGTTCTTCTAGATCAGATTCAGAAACTTCTTCTAGTTTTACATCTCTTACGGTTTTATTTGTAATTACTTCTGTTTCGTTACAGCAGGGAAATAGCTTTTTTAGAATTTCCATATCTTCTTTTTTAAATTTTTCAGGTAAAACTAAATTAAATCTTACATACAAATCACCCTTCTCATCCTGTTTATACAAAGGCATACCCTCACCAGTTACTTTTCTAATCCCTTCATTAATATGTAATGGTTTAGAATCAGTAATTAATTTCAAAATAGATCCGTCTAGATTTTTAACAGTAAGATCGATATTTTCTCCACAACTTGCAGCAAAAGCCTCATACAAACTAATATTTTTCATAATGAATAGATTATTTGCCTCTCTCTCAAATCTTGAATGTGCGTTTTCATACAACGTAATAACAATATCACCACTTTCATACCCTTGAGCCTCATCAGCCTCCTTATTAAATCGAATTACCTGTTCATCTCTCATACCAGGCTCAATAGGTATTAATATCTTCTTCTTTTCCTCAACCTGAACAATCTTACCATTACTATCTTTCTTTAGCCTTTTACGTCTAACTGCTAATTTTTTAGTAGTTCCGTTATAAAAGTCCTCCAAATTTACATTTATCTTAATCTCAATATCCTTAGTTCGGGGATTAAAAGTATCCGCTTCATCATCATCGTCAAGTTCCTCAAAGTTGTTTTTTTCTACAGGCTCCTTGAATTTATATTCTTTGTTCGATTCTTGTCCAGGCAACTTAACTTTAGAATTAGCAATAGGCTTTACACTTTGTTGCGGCTGAGCAGCCCCTTGTTGCATAGCCCCCATCATACTCATAAGAGGATTATCGCCTCCTCCTTGCATCAATCCTTGCATCATGGTGTTTATATCTACGTCTCCGTTGCTCATCATATTCATAACTGATTCGGTTACATGTTTTATCATCCCATCCATATTTAACTTCTCGTCTCCATCAGGAGATGGCATATCTTTGGCTATTTTTTCAGCCATTTTAAAAATATCCGGAATTGACGGGGGGGTTGAAGATTTCGATACATTCTTGTTGGTTTGTTTCGACATATTTAATCATATTAATCAATATTTATTGGAGATATTTCCGCAGTAAAATAAAAGATTAATTTTTATAATTTTGTTGTAATTTTAATCTCAAAAAGTGATCTCTTCTAAGTCTATTTATAAGTTTCTCACTTGTTTTAATTTTAATATGGAAATGTGAATGTGTTTGCCATTCTCCAACATTATATGAAATTTGATAATCTACTATATTCCACTCATCACAAAAAGTCCTAATTGATTCAAATATTCCAATTAACTCTTCATTAGGAATTTCGTAAATTGCACTATAATGTTTAATAGGAGTTACTAAAATTAAAGGACGTTTATGAAGATCAAAATGAAAAACAACCCCTTTAATTTCACTACTTTCTATAATATGTTTAAGGACTTTACCCCTTGGTTTGCACGTATAACAAAAATTATTTCTTTTAGAAACTTTAGGAGTTATATTAGACTTTGCGAGCTTTGGAGATTTTTCAACCTTTGAAGACTTTTCGACCTTTGAAGACTTTATAGGTTGGGTTATTATAGGTTGGATTATTATAGGAGGTGGTGGTTGTTTAATTTCTGAAACAATATTAGAATAAGATATTGATTTAGTTATAGGACCTTGGGAATAATTTAAAGGTATAGATTTATAATATATAGATTGTGAAGGAAGAATGTTTTTATTCGATTTTTCATTTGTTAAAATATTGTCTATTTGACCTATATCAGCCCAATTCATGATTATTATACACCTCTAATAAAATTAAGAATATTAAACGAAATCTATTTAAAATTATTGAGTAAATTAACTCTTATCTTTAATTCCTTTCTTTTTTATTACCATAGAATCCTTTTTCTTGTCTACAATTTTATTACTTTGTTTATCTTCAGTGTCGTAATCCTTTTTATAATGTTTTTTGGCATAATCCCAAATCTGTGGGCAACCTATTCTGTAAATTCTGTCGGGTGTAGCTTTATACCAGAATACACAATCTTCTATTTTATTAGATTTGGATGTATTATCTAAAACTAAACATTCATAATTTTCAGTACATGCCATAAAAGTCTGTTGAAAAGAGCTAAGGGTTGGAAACATCCCGAAAAAAAATTTCCATAATTTCTTTTGATTATCTATAATATTCTCCCGAAGAATAAAGAGGTAATCAACATTAGCCCTTAAATCTGGGGGCAAATCCATACAATACTGCATACTTAACATAAACAGCAGTTTCCAATGCCTACCATTCATAAAAATTAATCTCATATTCTTATCTTTGGTCAATCCTTTATCATACATACAATCATCTACAAGTAAAAATGCGTGAGGGTTTTGACTAGAATCCTTAAGAACCCTTTTCTGTCTATTTACCAATGTACCCAGTACATCTTTTTTAAATCCACCATGGATAAATAAATCTGGAAAATATTTGCCATAAAACCCATTACCCTCTTCAGTTCCAGACATGATTAAACCGTACGGAATTGTTCGGTGATAATACATTATGTCTGAAATTAACACCGACTTACCAGATCCGCGTTTTCCGATAAAGATACACGTACTTGGATTTCCCCCAAGTCTTCTAGCTTCCATGGTTCTTGGATCAAATCTGTTTATTTTAAGGCTAACTGAAGTCATGATAGTCTTTTGCTTAGTCTTAAAATACACATTTTTTTTGACAATTCAACGAATGAATTAATTATACTGTAAAATCTCCAAAAATAATACATTTATTTCCAGAATTTTCTATATGAATACATTCTCCTTGGTCCAATTCCTCAAATTTGATTCCCGTAACTAAAATATCTTTATTATGTTTATATTCTTCTGCTTGTTTTCTTTTAACAAGACAAGGTACAGTATTTATATGACCTGATATATGCATTCTATAATATGTTCCCACGGTTCCTGTTTGACAACTTTTTCTACATTCTTTCATATTACACATAAATCCAAGAGATCTTGCTATAAATTGAATATCGTCCGATAAGGTTTTATTTTTTTGAGTTATTTCGTAAACTGTTCTAGTTCTGGGGTCCAAATATCCGTCCGAATCTAACAAACCAGCTAACAACTGAAGTCTATTTTCTACTGAATTTATCTTATAAATTAAAGGGATATGTTTATTGTTTTTAAGATCTAATTTTTTTAATATTTCCCAAACTTTATTTTTGCCTTTATTTAAGCTTTGAATTGAATAATGATAGTGGTTATATTTTCTTCTTCCAAACTCATATTTTAAATAACAATCATATTTAAAAAGATTTGTATTAAGATATTTTAATATAACAGAATCTTGATTAGTAATTTTGGCTCCAGATGAATTTCCATCTCCTAACCACAAACCCAGTAAATAAGGATCTAAGTGTAAAATTTTATCTTGAAAATCAATTCCTTTTTTAAATCCTTTTAAATTTGCTTCTCTTGAAGTTTTAGATAGTTTAATATATTCTTTAACCGTAATTTTAATTATATCATTTTTTAAATACTGCTTTCCCAATATATTCAAAGGTTGTCCAGCACCATTAGTTTTAACAACCTTTAAACTTAAAACATAGTCTTCACTAACAGTATAGTCATCTCCTTTAGTTTGCTTTATTTTATACATAATAGACGTCTTTTTAGATAGGTTTAAAACCTCAATAGGTTTATAATCTTCGCCCATTAATATATCACCAATTTTAACATCCTTAACGCTAACGATTTCCCCATTATAAGTAATAACTTTATTATTTATGTCCATTTTATCCTTTTATAATTAATATATAAGTTATCTTTAAACCTATTCCCATTCCCTCTTTTCCTTAAGTTTTTATATTTATTGTAAATGGATTAAAATTCGTTCCGAATTTAAATTAATTTCGTAAGAAATTAATTATAAAAATCTTCCTTTAGTAATTCGGATTTTTTGGGCATATAATTGATATACAGGTAGATACTTACACATGTTATTAGAATACTTGCTATTAACGAACCTATAATAATTTGTACATTATATTCATTAGTATCATTATCTTTATTGAAATATGAATAACTAACATAATAAGAAATAATAAATACAATTATTCCTATTCCTATAATCATAGGTTTAAATTCCATTTTACTATGTTAAACTATTTTTAATAATCTTTTTAACCGAAGAATAACCCCCTTCATAATTTCCATTAACGAATATAGCTGGTATTGAATTTATTTTTATTTTCCCATATTTAGAAGCTTTATCTATAGCTTCATTAATAGAATTATAATATTTTTTAGTATACGGTATATTTGATTTTTCCAATTTTTTAATAGTCTTAGAACACCAACCACATCTATTAGATCCAAATACTAATATTTTAACGTTAGTTGATTTAACATTATTTGGTTTATGAGATAATAAATGTTTAGTAATATCTATATGATCACATTCACCTTTAATTGTATAAAAATAGAATGTTGGTATTTTAGCTAAAAAGATAGGACCCTTTGTAGGGTCAGGAGGGGTATTTTTATCATAAAATTCAAGAAATTGTTTTCTTTGGTCTGAATTTATACTCTTGGACATATAATAAATAGGTTTTCGGTTACTACCAGGAAGTATTACTTTATTTGGTGCTAAAGTCATCTTGAACCAGTTTTTCTCCCAGAATCCTAAATTTTTATTAACACAGTTATTCCCAATTTTTATATCCTTTATATAGTTACTATATCCATTTAATTTATTAAGATTTGTATTTAAGGACAATGTTTCACCATGATTACTAACCATATAAAATTTTGTACTTGTTTCGTAACTGTTTACATATTTAGAAAAACTACTTACAGTTCCTTTCTTTCCTTCATAAACAGGAACTCCACCACATTGTAATTTTCCACAGCCTTTTACTTTTTTGCCAGTGTTGAATATATTAGATATCTTGAATGAGTTTACGAATTTTAGAAAGTCTACAGGATACATTTTGTTTAGTATCTCTTTATTTACATCATGATTTCTAAACCTATGACTTGATCTAAAATAAATCTCAATGTATAAAACAATTAAACCCCTTAATACATCACTAATAGCATCAACTAAATATTCTTCAGCTATACCAGTTTTTACCCAATGTTTTAAATCTGTATTTACTTGTTCTAAGTATTTAGTTAATATTTGATTTGACTTTATTCCTTTAGATTTAAGAAACATTTCAGTTTCTTCATCCAAATCTTTAATTTTAAAATGGTTATTCAACATTTTAATAGAATTTTTTACTATATCTATACCTTTTGAACTTTTAAACATCTCTAATAAAATCTTTTCAGTCTCTGACTCTATATGCATAAAACTACTTAATATACAAGGATTCACTTGTAAAGAGTATACACCTTCTATTGCCAAAACTAAATGAACAACAGAACCTTTCATTCCAAACAACAAAGTTTCTCTTATATCTTCACCACTAGGCCAACCCCATACTGTATTTTCACCAACATAACAAGAAATTGGATGAGTATGGAAATTTGCTATTCCTTCAGGTGCTTGTACACTGTCACTTGATCCATTCATTGTATGTATTTTATTTATTGATGTGATTTTTTGAACTATTCCTTGTTTATTTATAGGAAATGTAAATTTTCCACCTATTTCTATTTTTTTATATAATAATGGATAAAGTTTATCTATACTTTCAGGATTTATAGTCCATTTTTTCATAGACTCGTTTGATTGTATAGTACAACTCATTCTAATATAAGGCTAGGTTTAATTTCGTAAGAAATTTCGTAAGAAATTAAATTTAATTCAGAATGAATTTTAAAATCTTGATAATATATAATGAGGGCAAATCAAACTAAAATTAAATACTTTATTCTACTGTCATTAATTATAATTGTATTGGGAATTATGTCTTTTCATCTAAACCCAAATCAAGGAAATAAATGGTTTGTACCTACAAATGATTCTGTTTTTCAAAAAATAAAAATAGGAGCAATTCCTTTATTTATTGCTATTATTATTACGGCTATGATAAGGAAAAAAGGTGGAAAATATGGAAAATTTAATTTTCTAAAGAATAAAATTTCTGGAGTTATTGGAGTATTAATATACTTGTTTGTTTTTATATTATTACTTAATGTTTGGTCACTTATAAACGAAGAAAATGATAATACATTTGATATGGTTGCCTATGTTATAAGTATTATTATAGGAATTGCAACTTGGTCATATACTTCTAAATTAATTGTTGCCAAAAGATTAGATAACTTTTCTTTGGTTTTATTATTATTTATTCTAGTTTGGTTTATTACGTGTTCTTATGGACAATGTCCCGAATTTTACGGTTATTAAAAAATACTCATTTTTTGGATTTGTTTTTAATTTGTTTTTCAATTAATTGTTTTGATTTATATACGCGTTTATAAGACCCGTCTGGTTTTTTACGTTTGGTAGTTAATTTAATTTTTAATTTTTTAGCTTTATCTTTTAGTGTTTTTGAAATTTTATTCGATTTTTTCTTACCAAAATATAAATAACCTGCTATTTTATTAGTCGTTTCATCAGAAAAAGTATTATTTCTTAATTGTATGTCGTGTTTTGTTCTAGTTCTTAATATTTTTTTAGCAGTGTCTCTTTTCATATTATGACTTAAATAATATTTATTGATATAAAACCCTAATAAATTTCTGATTTGTTGATTTTCTGTTATATCATATGCAGTCAATCTATTGTTATTTTTTAATCTAGGATTAGCACCAGCTTTAAGTAATTCTTTTACAATATCCAAATTTTCATTTTCATAAGATGCAAAATGAAGAGCTGTATCTCCGTCTTCATTTTGAAAATTAGGGTTAGCTCCAGCTTTAAGTAATTCTTTTACAATTTCCAAATCTTCATTTTCAGTTGCATATAAAAGAGCTGTATAACCATTTTCGTCTTGTAAATTAGGATTAGCTCTATATTTAATCAATTCTTTTACAATTTCTAAACATCCTACATAAGTTGCCTGAATAAGAAGTGTATATCCATCATCATTATTATGTATATTAGGATTAACTCCTCTTCTTAAAGCTTCTCTTAAACAAAGAATATCGCTGTTTTTAACACAATTAAAAAGATATTGATTAATGTCTCCCATTTTATAATAATACAAATTAAATTAAATTAAATTATTTCATTTAATTGTTTTATTTTATATACACGTTTGTAAGTCTGGTTTTCAATTTTGGCTTTATCTTTTAGTGTTTTATTCGATTTACGGTTATTAAAAATTTTAGGTAAAAGTTAAATCTATATAAGAAATAAAATTGTATAATAAATAAGAAGTAGTATTAAATTATAAATGAAATCTATAATGAAATCTGTAATCAACAAAGACGAGAAAACCTCGGAATTTGAGAGACTTGCCGATAGTGATACTGGGCCTCGCAGTAAACAACTTCTTGATCAAGATACTCTAACTAAACTTAAATCTAAGTTTCTTAGCTATTGGCCTACTTGTAAAAATGATTATTTTCCAGCTCCTCAACCAGTTTCTCTAGAGCGTAGAGATATTTTTAAATTTAAAAAATTCCCTTATCTTGCTTGTGTTAAATCTGATGGAATGAGGTTTATTATGGTTTGTACTATTATTGACGGAAAACAAAAAACATTTATGGTTAATCGCGCATTTAGGTATTATGAAGTTGATCAGTGTTTTGACGAAAGTATTTACAAAGGGACTATTTTTGATGGAGAACTAATCAAGACTGGAGAGAATAGAGATGAATGGACTTATGTAATTCACGATTGTATCTCCTTTTGTGGAGATGATGTTTCTCAACAAACTTTTACAAAAAGATATGAATGTGTGGTTATGCTAATTGAAACTTATTGGAGTATTACAAATAAAGAAAAAGAACAAAAAGATTGTATTGATTCCTTTCCTATAGAGATTAAGAAATTTTATAAGTTTGCCGATATGGATAAACTTGTTGATGATATGAATAAGGGTGTTATTAATCATAATACAGATGGACTCATTTTTACTCCAGTTACACTTCCAGTGGGAATGCACACTCAATACACACTTTTTAAATGGAAGCCGCGTGATCTACACACGTTTGATTTTAAAATTGTAGAAAAAGAAGATACGATTATTGCCCAAGTAAACGACAAAGGAAATCTTACAGATTTTGCAGGTATTGATAAAAATACAGAAGTTGGAAAAATGTTTTTAAATAAACTTGCTACTCTAAAAGAGTATGAAGATGGATCTATTGTTGAATGTAATTACAACGAAGTTACTGAATGTTATGAACCTAAACTTATTAGGAAAGATAAAACTCATCCTAACGGAATCTTTACTGTAGATAAAACACTTCTAAATATTAGAGAGAATATTACAATTGAAGAAATTATTAAGATTTCTAAAAATAATTATGGGCCGCCGCAGCCCAAAGAAAGATACGGAAACTATTTTCAAGGTACGGGTGCTTCACGGGGTGCGAAGCGGATGTAACGGCGCGGTACCGCGAAGGGGGGTAGGTAGAATTAAATAATATTAATATTCATCTTTGTGTTTTATTTTAATAGAACATAAAAAAAATATTGTATTTATATAGTATAAAAAAATGAAACACGAATCTTTAGTAAACAAATTTTTATTATTTGTAATTTTCGTTTTATTCTTTTTAATTATTACTATATTAAAGAATGGAGGGTGTAAAAATCCATTTGATTCAGAATATTTTAATAATAGAACCGGGTATTGTGATATAATGTCTATTGCACCTAGTACTACTACAGGTCCTAGAATTCCTTCTCTTGAAAATAGTAAATATATTCTATTTCAGTTAGATTGCGGAGGGCTTAATAATATTAGGATGCAGTATGAAATATTAACTGTTATTGCTTGGTTATCTGGTAGAACTTTAGTCCTACATCCTAAAACAACATGGTATCTATTAGGAAATAAACAATTATTTTCTGAAGATATTTTTGATTTTGATTGTTGGGCTTCTCAAATCCCTATTTTAAAATCTAGTGAATGGTTGGAAAAAATAAATAAACCTGCTACAGAAGATTATAAAACTTTTTTTACTAATTTAGAAGCTGGTGATTATGGAGAAGTTCACGAACCTTTTTGGTCTCCGGGAAAAACTAAATTCAAACAGGAATTTTTAGATGGAGATCATAAAAATGATTTAGTGTGGTATTTCTATTGTAATAGATTTAAAAATAAACAGGAATTAGAAACTTTTAAAAATTTAGATCATCGAATGTTTGGTAATACAGAATGTTATTTCGATTACCTACCTAAACAAAAGATGAAAGAAATGAGACGTCTTATTTGGGATGCAATAAAATTTAGAGAACATTTTTATACTTTAACACATAATATAATGAAAGATCTTAAATTAGTTCCAGGGGAATATAACGCTCTTCATCTTAGAAATTGGGAAGGTGCCAAACCTCAGTATATTATAAGGTCGCAAGAAGAGGTTATTGATAATTTAATGACTTTGGATAAAACTAAACCAATTTTATTTTTAAGTCAGGATGTTACTAAAAATATGCCCGAAAGAATAAAGGAAAAAGTAAATAAATTTTTAAATAGTTATACTTTAATTAGACCTTCTCAAAATAATAATGAATATGAACAATCCATTATTGAAATGCTTCTTGCCGTAAGTGCTTACAGGTTTTATGGTTCTCCATCAAGTACATTTAGTATTGGTATAATGCAACTTAGAGGAAATTTTCATAGATTTTGTAATAAAATAGACGATAATACCTATTTTATGGATAAAAAAAAATATAACGAGTGTACAAATAATACATGGAATTTTGATATTGTAAACAAGGGTAGATGGAAAGAAATGTAATAAAATTTAAAAAAATTAAAATGTAAGTATTAAGTAAATGAATGATAATTTAGGCGAAGAGGCGGCTGTCTATAATACAACAGCTTTTCACATTACCTTATCGATAGCCCTTTCTTGTATGTTTTACATCACCTTTTATTTACCATTGGTAAAAAGTAAAAAAAGTATGATATTAACTTTTTGTATATGGTGTATTGTTATACCTATTATAGTTGTGGTTAGTGGAGGAAGTTCTTTATCGTTGATAGATGAAACCTCGTTTACTAATATAAAAATTATAAGTCTGATTGTTATACTTGGATTTATACAATTGTATATTTACAACATTGGTAAAAATAATAAAATATTTAATACAAAATATTTAACAATAGGAGTATTGTCATTACTTATTATAAATATATTGGAAGCAGTTGGTACACAATTTTCACAATATTATAATGACGATACCAAACAAGTAGATAAAGTAATAGATTTGGGAAATAGTATTGTTGGTGTAATATTATCACTTTGTTTAGTTTACATTATATTTATGGGGAGGAAAAAAGATCAAATGAGTGTCAAAAATTTAAGGTTGTATAGTAAAATAGGTTTTTGGTGGGTTTTGGCATATACATTATGGAATACGTTATTTAGAATACAAATGTACCAAAATACAGTAGTGTTGATATTTTTTGTAGTAACAATGTTAGTTCCTATTAGTTTATATTATTATACCAAAGGTAATATAGATTTTATACAATTTAGGGCTGGTGCGTTGTTATTTTATATTCTATTAATGGTTGGTTTTACAAAGGGTGATGGAAATGCATTTCCGATTTATAATCTGATTGGTTATAACGAACAAGTTGATAAAAATAATATAATAACTAAAATACAAGAAGATGAAATATTTAGATATATTATATTGGCTATGACAATACTAAGTGTTGTAATGGCAGTAATAGAAACTAAATAAAAATATTTGTTTAAATTAAACTATTAAAAGATGTATTGGATTATAATTATTTGTATACTATTCATAATATCATTGGTATACTGTAAAACCTGTTTAAAAAATAATAATTCATTTGATGAAAATTTTGATGAAAATTTTGATGACAAATTTAATTTAAATGATGATTCTTTATTTGTTATTTATTCAGCAGGAAATTCAGGATACCAAGAATGGCAATCTGATCTTTTAGATTTTAGTTTTAATGAATCCAAACAACCAGGAACCTTAGTAAGAATTGTATCTGACGATAACAACCAAAGAAAAATAATTAAAACCAAGTTTGGAAAAACCCTAATTACACCTGATTATTCTAAAATAAGTAATGACAAAGTTTGGCCAGTTATGAACAAACCAGGATCAATGAAATTCTTCATGGACTCACTTTCAACAGAATTCAAAGAAAGAAATAAAAATTCAACATTATTATTTCTAGACCCTGACATGATTTTCATAAACCAATGGGACCCAAGAGATAAGTTTAAGTCAGGGCAAGTGTATGGTCAAAAATGGAAAGGTTACGGTAACAAATATTGTGTAGAAACAAGTATCTATCCAGAAAATTGTCCTGTTTCGGATAATAATGTTATAATGTTTCCATTTGCTATAAAATTGGGTGATTTTGATTCTATAAGTGACGATATAGCAAACTTTGCTAAAAATGGATATTTGAAAAAAAATCAATGGATGGCTGATATGAGTGCTTTTGTAACAGCTATAGAACGTAAAGGATTGGAAAATATTCCAATAGATAATTTAGGTTTGTGTAATAATTGGGATAATAATAATGATCCAGATGCACCTATAATGCACTATTGTCAAGCAATTAGGAATATAGATGGTAAAGAGATTTGGGGTAAGAGAATATACCAAAGTGATTATAAACATGGAGATATTTTTAATAAATTACCTGATCATTCTCAAACTACAAATAGAGTAGATAGGGAAGTAATTAAAATGTTAACAAAATTTAGGAATAAACAATTATATTAAAAATTAATATATTTGTTATATTAAAATGAGTTATTACGGATTTGGGGTTACTGTAGATAAAGAATGTAGTATTTGTTCACGAAATACGGGAAATAAAGGCTATAGGAAATGTAAAAATCAACATAGGTTTCATAAAACATGTTTAGAACGTTGGTTTGATGCTGGACGTGGTAAAGCTAATCATCATTGTCCCAATTGTAGAACTAAGATGAATGATCTAAGAAAAAAATATGTTTCGGAAAGTGAAGATTCAGAAAGAGAAGGTTCGGAAAGTGAAAGTGAAGAAAGTGATTTTGACCCTAATAGAACTGTTTATAACAATGAATATGATGATATGGATTCTATGTTGGATGAAAGAAGGGATGAATTATTGAGTCATGGTTATAGGGGAGATGTAGAATTTAAAGTTCCTGGAATTGCTGGAATTATTTATTATTATAAAAATAACAATAGAGTTTATTCTTCAAGAGATATGGACGAAGAAATGAATTTGGCCGAATTTATACGTTTATTAAATAGATCTAACCTTATTTACTAAAAATTAATGGTTTATTCTATAAATTAAAAATATTATATATAATTAATTAACATGTCACAAACAAATTTATCTAGTGATAGTTGGTGTCAATATAATCAAAGCGCTTCACCATTTTTTTGGGTTATGGAACCAGGACAATACGCAAATACTTATGTTTTTGGTGAAGTTGGTGTAAGTGCTACAGGAGGTTCTCCAGGAAGTTATGTTAGACCTGAAACTATTGATGTATCATCATTCTTAAGCGGAAGAGATGATATACTAAGTAAATGTCAACCACCTGTACCAGATCTTGATGAACTAAAGGTTCAAAAATATAGAGAACAAAATACAGATAAAACTATTAATCTATTATCTAAATACACAAGAGAGAAAAAAAGTGCAGTAGATCTTAGTTCCATTGATTACAATAGATGGGTACCACAAGACATAGAACCACAAGATCTTAGATTTATTATTGAAGATATGTGGGCCCAAAGAGGCGGCTTAGATACTCAAAATTATACCAAACTTGCTTGGTCTCCAGGATCCTTTCAGTACAAAGAAGGTGCCTGTGAAAAAACCCTTGATCCAGCAAGAGCGTGTGGAGAGTTTTGTGAGGATGTGTCGGGTTATCCTGGTCGTGATTTTATTACAGGGAAGAAAAATAATTCTGTCGCAAAAGGTTACGACAAACCTCCTTCTGAACCACAATACCCATTTGCTGGACCTTATTCACAGGATGTTGTTGCTGTTGGTGCGAGTGTCTGTGGTCCTAATAATTTCTTTGGACCAAGGTATGATCAAGGAAAGTGTGACCACCCACAGTCTAATATGTTAGAAGCTGTAGCTTTGAGTCCTTCCAAATTTCCTTTAAAAGTTTAAAATTCGTTCCGAATTTAAATTAATTTAATTAATTAAAACATATCTAAAAAAAATATCTATAGTATAGATAAATGTTATACAGATTCGGGTCAAGATCAAATTATGGATTAATTAAATCAATAAAGCCAAAGACAAAAAGACCAAGTTCAAAAAGACCAAAGTCAAGAAGACCAAGTTCAAAAAAGAGGTCGTTCGGTTTAGGAAAGAAGAAAAAGAGCAAGAAGAGCAAGAAGAGTAAGAAGAGCAAGAAGAGCAAGTCGAGACGGTCATATGGACTAATCATGAAGAAAAAGAGTAATAAAAGAGTACCGCGAGTAAGATTTGGTTCATTTGGTGGAGGTAGACCAAGTACATTATTAGGTATGGAAGGGCCTTATATGTAATTGGTTTACATTACCGTAACAACTTATTTAAATTTTCAAAAATTTACCAACCTTAAATAAACATAAAGACAAAAGGTTAATACTATATAGATATAGTTGCGTATATTATTGACAATTTATTTGAAGCAATCCAATATGGCTGAATATATAAATAGTAAAAACAAATATTTGAATGAGGGATTGATTGAAATAGAAGATAAGAATAGAAACAAGAAAACTGTAGTCATGAGTGATCTTTGGGATGAATATAAATTAACAGAGTTTAAATTAGCACAAGAATTACTACCTAATGAAGATGAATCGGAAGATGAATACAACGAAGATGAAGATAATTATTTTAAGTATTGTTGTAATGATGATTGTTGCGAATCGGAAAAATATTTTGTAGAAACAGATGGATATAAATTGTGTAGTGTTTGTGGAACCATACAAGGAACTATAATTTCAGAAGATAAAGATTGGAATAACTATTCGGATGGGCAAGGAAGAATGCAAGATAAGGGAAGATGTTCAGGACCTAATAATTCTCTCAATCCTTATAAAGATTCGTTGTCTACTTATATCCCAAAAGGTTTTATGATTAAAGTTAGAGGTATTATTTGTGAAGAATGTGGTAAATATTTAAAAAACCATAATCATAAAGTGTGTCAAGATTGTGGATCTGCAAATCTTATTAGTAAATCTCTATCACAGGATTTGTCAAAACTTCATATGAGATTTAGTTATAATCATAAAGAAAAGTCATTCGATAACGTTAAAGATATTATTGAAAATTCAGGTTATAGTTACCAATCACAAATAACCGATACAGCACTAATATTGTGGGGTGAAATTATGAAAGCACAAAAACTTACAAGAGCTGGAGTGAGAAAAGGATTGATTGCTTGTTGTATGTATTACTCTTGTCTTCATCACGGTTCTCCAAGAACACCTATTGAAATTTGTAAAGATTTTTATATGGATGATACGAAACAGTTTAATAAAGGAGATAAAGAATTCAGAGAAACTTTTGAAACTTCAGACAAATGGTCTCATCTTCTAAAAAAAACAAACGACTCGGAAGAATTCTTTTCAAGGTTCTGCTCTATTCTAGGACTTGAATTTAATATGAAAAATAAATGCAATGATTTGTACAATAAATATAATCTATCCGAAATGGAAGTTGTACCAAAATCAGCTGCTGCCGGAATTATATTTTATATTTGCACCAAAGAAGGAATTAAAGTATCCAAAACAACCATTTCTAAAAAACTAGGAGTATGTAACCCAACACTTACTAAAACAGTTAGTCTAATTGAAAAAATAATTAAAAAGAACAGGAAAGCAAAGAAAAAAGCTAAAGAAATTTTGAATAAAAAATAAAAATTTTTGAATAATAATTTTTGAATAAAAATTTTTGAATAACGTGAATTACTGAACATACTTAATTTAGTATGTTCAATACAACACATTTCCTTAGGGATTATTAATTTCTTACGAAATTTCTTACGAAATTTCTTACGAAATTAATTTAAATTCGGAACGAATTTTAACAATCGGTTTCTTTGGGAGCTAAGGCAAACTTTAGACTACCTATATTAGCAACAGCAAATACTATAATTAATGGATATTTGTCTTTTATGTATAGTTCTATATTAGAACACAAACTACTTGATTTACAAAAAAGATTCAGAAATTTAAGTGAGAAAGTTCCAGAAACAACAGAATCACATTTTGATATAACTAAACCGTTCTGTGTTTCTCCAATACTAATAATTTGTTTAGCAAAATCACCCTCTGCCTCCATAGAAAAAATATCACCCTTGCTTGAAATTTTAACAAAATCCGATATTGAATTTAAATCTCTACAATATTTTTGGAAATCTACACAAGGCATTGTTATTACAGAATCAAATGAAACATGAGGAATCTCGATTACTGCATCATTTAAATCTAATAATTTTAGCTTAATATCATTCTTAAGACTTCGGTCCTTATTCTCTATAAGAATACCCAAATTATAAGAATCCTCAGTCTCTACATATAAAGTTAAAGTGTCGTTATTACTAATACTTTTTAACAATTTGAAAAAACTTAACATATTAATTCCAATCTGAGTTGTCTCCTTACAATAATATTGCTCAAATTGCTTAGCATCCAATTTCAAATGGACTAATGCTACTTTAGCACCATCCATACTCATTATTTTAATCCCAGTACTATCGAAATACATATTTACATCCGTTAAAACCTCTTTTAATGCTTCAGACAAGGTCCTAATTGTACCTGCAGATACAGTACTTAAATATATATCATAGCCATCTTCATTTATACTGTTCTGTTCCATCTTATATTGTTAAATGTAATAGGGAATTTATCTTTACCTAGAACGCAATTATTATCTTTTAATTAATTTAATAAAAAATAAATAAAATTTTATTACCAATCTATTATTTTTGTGGTATTAAGATCTATAGTAATATATTGACCAAATGAATCCATTATTTCTATTTGATCCCACTTATTAAGATCTATGTTATGAAGTATATGATTTAAATCTGTATTGTACCACTCCTTATGCAAATCTTTGTACAATCCTTTGTAAAAATCACAATTAGGACCGATAAATTTTTTTAAATCGTTAGTTATATCTTTACACCCATCATCTTTATTAGAAATTGTCGCCATTAGTATATTTCTTTTCATATATTTTGAAGTTTTTACTGAATCACAAATAAATGATGAATCGAAATCTTTATGAAGTAATATAACGTAATCAATGTTATCGTGAGTGTAATGCACCATCGCCTTATTGGATTTATCAACTATACCTCTTTTAGGTTTAGGTTTTTCATTTCTTATATTATAAATATAATTTAACCAATTTGAAAAATGCTCTATGTCTTTACAATCCTTACTTTTTGATATTGATACTAATTTATTATTTGAATCAAATATCTCCAATTTTGTTACATCTATATATTTACTACTAACAAAAGGGTTTGACGTTAAAGATTTATTATAAAAAAAATATACACCTGTTACAATACATGTTGTTACACCTGTTACAGTAAGTAACCAATACATTATAAAATTATATTATATTATTGTATTTCACTTTTTATTATTAAAGGTAACGCATTATTGAATCTAAATAAAGATATAATATTAATTAATAATTAATTATGGAATCTAACGGAACCGAAGCTGATGATGAATCCATTAACGAAGTTGTAGTTAAAAAAAGAGGTAGAAAACCTAAAATAGTATCACTTGAACCTGAAGCAGAAACTGCTTCTGTTTCTGTACCAAAAAAAAGAGGAAGAAAACCAAAGAATCCAGACGAAGAAGAAAATAAATCACCCAAAGAAAAAAAGAAAAGAGGTCGTAAACCAAAAATTGTAGATCCTGACAGTGCTGATGTACCAAGAATTAGAAAAAGAGGTAGGAGACCAAAATGTCCCGTTAAATCTATAAGTGAAATTAGAGAGAAATTTAAAAATACAGGTGATCTTGTAAAGTTTCCACCTACTTCTGAAATAATAAATGAAAATCACAGCAAAACTCACGTCCCTTTTGGAAATTTGAATATAATATTACATAAACCTCCAGAAATAGATACAACAGAACTAAGGAATTTTTATAAAACTAATAATAAAATAGTATCATCTCCTAAAAAAGTTGTGGTAGAAGAAGGATATAATTCATCCATACAATCTGAAAGTGAATCTGAAGTTGAAAGAAAAATATGTAATAAGAAATTTGTATGTAAATGTAATGATAAAGAATTAAAAGTTACAGGAATAGAACTCGTTAAATCCGAAAAGAAAAAAGTAAATAAACAACTAATGAAATTTTCTAGTAAATTAGATGAATGTGGACGTTGGCCAACTAAAACAAATATATTATGTTGGTGGTGCTGCCATAATTTTACAACAATGCCAATTCCTAGTGTTGTAGCATTTGATCAGAGAACAAAAAGATATCACCTAAAGGGGGTTTTTTGTAGCTGGGAATGTTCGTGCGCATTTACATCAGAAAATAATAGAAATTATAGTTTTTTATATAAATTATTTAAAGAATGGACTGGAGAAAATTCTAATAAAATTATAGAAAAAGCACCACCAAGATTTGTTTTAAAAGCGTTTGGTGGACATATGGGTATTAATGAATTTAGAAAAAGCCCATACGAAACAAGAGAAATTTTTTTGTCGGAAAATAACAGAATGTCATACATAAACCAAGACATAATAGAAGTTTATAATGAAATGGAGAAAAAGAAGAAAAATAAACTTAAATTAAGCAGAAAGAAACCTTTAAGGAATAATACACAAATATTATTCAGTAAATCTATTATACCAAACGAAGACGACGAATGTAACGAAGAAGACGACGAAGACGAAGGTGACGAAGACGAAGGTAACGAAGACGAAGAAGACGTCGAGTAAATTAATTATTTAAACAACTAATTAATTCAAATAATTGAATTACAAACAAAGTTATTAATAGATATAAAACTAATTGAATTAGGTTATTGGCGTTTGACATACTTAAAGTTTGTCCCGAATTTCCAAAATCTTCTCTATAAGGATTAGAGTAAGGATTAGAGTAAGGATTAGAGTAAGGATTAAAGTTATGGTCAACATTACCAAAAGATTCCATAACCCTTTGGGGAACCCCAGTCGGGGCATTAGGTGCAAAAAATCTATTAAATGGGTCAAAAGCTTGCACGTCATGATGTTGAGGCGACCATCTTGGTAAAGGCCTTATAGATTGATCCACAACTTTTTGTTGAAACGCATTGTTTTGACTTAAACAGTGATTACAATTAGGGCACACCTGCGACAAAGTCGGCGACAAAGTCGTCAACCCACTTTCTTGTGCTTTAGCAGAATTTAATTGTATTTCTTGTCCACGTGGTGCCTTTCCAGCTTGTTTTATAGTTTCATTTGAATTTTGCATTGGACCTTGATACTGTATTACTCTTTTTTGTTCTGCCTGAGATGAAGGTGTAGTAGGTTTTAAATTTTTAGATTTACCCCATTCGGGGCCATATGCATCCTCTAAGGTACAATAAGTAGGCATCCTATTTATTAATATAATATTATTTTTATTTTGAAAGTAAACCTATTTAATAATTTGTTTTACTTTAATAATAGAAAAAAAGATTAATAAAATGGAACTTATAGTAGCTACAGACCAAGAAGGAGGAATTGGGAAAAATGGAAAAATCCCTTGGTATTGTCAAGAAGATATAAAAAGATTTAAAGAGTTGACAACAGGGGTTAGGAATGTGAACGGCTCTCTTAATTGTGTTGTAATGGGGAGAAAAACTTGGGAATCTATTGGAAGACCTTTACCTAATAGAATCAATATTGTTGTTTCTAGAACCCTAAATGAAAATAATTTTAGAAGTGGCGATAATAAAGGATCTTATATTTATTTGAATAAACCTGATTTTATTGCAAAGAATAAACAAGAAGTTTTAGATTGGGTTAGGTATAATAACAATACCGCTTCGCGGATTCCCCAAAGGGGTAGAATAAATAAAGTTTTTTTTATTGGAGGGTCAGAAATTTATAAACTTTTTATGGATAACGTAAATATAATTAATCTTACTATTATGAAAAATTCTTATAACTGTGATACATTTTTTAATTTAAATCAAGTTTATAATAATTTTAAACTTATAAAAGTAGAACCTTTGAATAATCACGTAAATTTGACATTTATAAAATGAATAATACATTAATTATAACCGAAGGAACGGTGAATAGTCCGTCGCGTACATTAATTATAACCGAAGGAACGGTAAATAGTCCATCGCGTACATTAATTATAACCGAAGGAACGGTGAATAGTCCGTCGCGTACATTAATTAAAAATGAATA